AATTGAAACACTAATTCCAGATATCTATAACCTACTTGAGAACAAAGTAGACGAAGTCAACCCAGAGGCACTTGTTCATCTTAAAGAACGTATCAGTGACCTTCTGATTAGCCGATTGACTAAACCTAAAGAAGTAGCAAAACGTGGTCTGCGAATGAGTAACATTGGCAGTCCTTGTGAACGAAAGTTGTATTATGAAGTCAACAACAGCGAAGAAGCCGAAAAGCTCCGTCCTGATACGCTCCTTAAATTTCTATATGGAGACTTTATCGAAGAGCTCTTGCTATTCCTCGCGGAAGCCGCAGGGCACACTGTTGAAGGACGACAAGAAACTCTAGAGATTGCTGGTATTGAAGGCCATCGTGACGGTGTTATTGATGGTGTTACTGTCGATGTCAAGAGTGCCAATACCTATTCGTTTGCAAAGTTCAAGAACCATGCTTTGGATGAAGACGATCCATTTGGTTACAGGGACCAACTACAGAGCTACATTCATGCCGGACAGAGTGACCCACTAGTTACAGATAAGACTCGTGGTGCCTTCCTAGTCATGGATAAGCAACTTGGTCATTTGTGTCTTGACGTTCATGAGTATAATCCTATTCCATGGGAGCAAATCTATGAACACAAAAAGAATGTTGTTGTTGGAGAATTTCCTCCAGATCGCGCCTTCCTACCTCAAGCTGATGGGAAAAGCGGAAACACCAAGCTCGGAACTTTCTGCTCGTATTGTGTCTACAAAAAGACTTGCTACCCTACCCTTAGGACATTCCTCTATAGCTCTGGACCTCGATTCCTAGTTAACGTTGAGAATGAACCAATGGTACCGGAAGTGAGTATTTAGTGAAGAAGAAAAAAGAACTTCCAAAGATTGGTAAGAAGAAGGTACGTAGTCAATTCGAGTACACGATTTACGAACTGATCAACAATGTGCTTCCACCATATGCGAAAGTCACATACGAAACAGATCGTCTGTCATATACTTTGACTAAAGACTACGTGCCTGACTTCACTATTGAGAAGAAAGACGGTTCACTAATTTATATTGAAGCTAAAGGCCTTGGTCGTGCATTTGACTATGACTCTCGTGTCAAGATGGAAATGGTGAAACAACAGCATCCAGAGAAGGATATTCGTATTGTTTTTATGGCTGACCGCCCACTTCGAAAAGGCAGTAAATACCGACCGTCAGATTGGGCCACAAAAGTAGGATATAAATTCGCAGTGAACGAGGTTCCTGCAGATTGGTTTACTGAGTGATTGATTTAATCTTTTATACTGCAATGATAATTATAGTTTGGGTAATAATAAACGCATGACAAATGTAGTAGATTTGACTACTAAGAAGGCTCTAGAAGAGCTAAAACTAGAAGGGCCTACAATTCAAGAGCAAATGATTGCAGACCTTTCAACAAAAACCTACCAAGAGCTTATTGTATTGGGTAAAGAAGTAGGTTCTAATAAGATTCACTTTTATGCGGCAGGTGGAACACCACAAGATTTGTTATGGCTTCTCTCTTCTGCATCAACTCAACTATTGGAGAGTCAGAATCACTATGAATGAAGATGAATTTGACATTGCAGATATAGACTTTCTCGAATATGACGAGGCAGTCCATGTGTATCCAACCCAACAGTCTAATAGATTCAAGGTTGGTGATATGGTTAAGCAAGACCAGTTTTTAGGGGTCCCCAGACAAGGTAAAGTAGTTTCTGCTGATCCTGATGGATATACAGGTGTAAAGCTTGGGAAATTAGTCTATGGATTCCTTGATTACGAACTAACACTTGTTCCCTCGCATAAGGAATTCACAGATGAAGAATATGAAAGCTTGCTGGTATGAGTAATGTGCATCTAGTAATTCCCGATAGCCATGCTCACTACCAACAGAACAACGACAGGGCAACTCTAATCGGTTTGCTAATGGCAGACCTTAAGCCTGACGTTGTTGTCAACATGGGTGACATGTGGGATATGCCTTCACTCAGTGCCTACGATAAGGGCCGTAAGAGCTTCACAGGACGCACTTACAAGGCTGATGTAGAGGTCGGCCTAGACTTTGATGAAAAGCTCTGGGCACCCATCAGAAAGCTCAAGAAACGTATGCCACGTAGTGTCTACCTTATCGGTAATCACGAACAGCGTATTCACAAGGCAGTAGACATTCAACCAGAGTTGGAAGGAGTTGTATCTTTTAGTGATCTTGACCTTAAGAAAAACTATGACGAAGTGGTTCATTATGAAGGCCTCACCCCCGGTACCATCGAGGTGGATGGTATTCACTATGCTCATTATTTCACTAGCGGTCTTATGGGGAGGCCTATCTCTGGGGATATCCGCCCTGCTCATACTCTGCTTCTTAAGCGGCATGTGAGTTCTACACAGGCACATAGTCATAGTCTTGACTTTGGTATTCAAGCCACTGGAGATGGACGTAAGATTATGGGGATGTTTGCCGGTTGTGCCATCGACTATGAGATGGACTGGGCAGGTCTCACTAATGATCTCTGGTGGCGCGGTGTTGTCGTCAAACATAATGTAGAGAATGGTGTTTATGATCCTGAATTCATTTCACTACAGAGGCTAAAAGACATCTATGGATCGTAATACAGAGCAGCGCATTTTGGAATACCTTGAAACAAATTCACTAGAGGACTTGTTTGAAGCATTAGATATCGACGTAATAGAAGCAATCGTCACTCTCTTTGATGAAGGTATGATTGACGAAGAAACCCTGAGGGAACTCGTACTATGAAGAAAATCCTACTGGCACTTGGCCTTATCCTGTCTCCTATGAATGCAATGGCAAACTCTGCGGGTGTGGAGTTCAATGTTGGCCTTCGTTGTGAGCCCGGTAATCTACTCATTAAAGACAATGTTGCAACTCGTGGTATGCAGAAGTACACCGAGATTACAGAGCAGACACAAATTGAACTTATTATTGATGTAATTACGTCTTACAAGTTTAATGATGTTGTAGGTCAGATTTATCCGAACGTAGAAGTTAAGAAGATTGGTATTATGGAAAGCCCTGCCGGCACTCTTGTTGTAGTATTTGCTGACAAGGATAATTGCGTCTGGTCTTTCTACAACTTCAGTGATGAAGACAAGAACATCTTCTTTAACGAAATTGCTAAGCGTGGTGCATAATGGCTAAGAAACCTAGAGACTATAAGAAGGAATACCGTGATTACCATGGAAAACCCGAACAAATCAAACGAAGGGCTCAACGCAATGCGGCTCGTGCCAGTGCTGTTGATTCTGGAGCTGCTTCAAAAGGAGACGGGAAGGAAGTGGACCATCTCGGAAGTAACCGAAAAGGTAAACTCAATAACAAGCGAGTACGAGTGGTTTCTCGATCAGCTAACCGGAAACGCCAACCTAAGAGAGATGGCAGCGAGGATTAATCAATGAAGATTACAGTTACTCCACTTTCAAACGATCAGATTACTTTTGAAGATGTGGCTTCGTACCACTTCCTCAAGAACTTCCTTGTCATGAGCAAGGGCACTGAGGATGATCTAGTCTTGTACAACGTAGATGAAATTGAATTCTTTAGGGTAGAACCAGACGATGAAGACTGAAGTTCCTGATAGCCTTGGTGGTTTGTTTGATAACTACAATGAGGCTCAATTCAGGGACTTGATGGGCGAGTATAACAAGGTGGCAGAGTGGATGGCCAAAGACTTTCCAGATGTCACCTTTCGCCTTGACTTTATCCTGAACAAGATTGTTGGCGTTCTTGTTGCAGTCGCTACAATCCATACTTCTGCTGCCTATAGCAATCGTAACTCCATGCTAGAACGCTACAGGGTGATCATTCCTGAGTCAATGTGGTACGATGCAGCAAAGATGGCAGACCTTATCAGACAACTTGCACCACGTATGAAACAACAGATATCGACAGATATTAATAATTGGTATATGAAACAAAAAGAATGGGACAGTGTACATTGAGCAAAAGTATTTTCCGCCACGAGTATAGTGAAAAGATTTTTAACGAAAAGTACCGACATGATCGGTGTGAAACATGGGAAGACCTCGCACGAACTGTAACTGAATCTGTCGTACAAGACTTTGTAGACCCTGAAACGAAGAAGGCTATTGAGAATGCAATTGCGAAGATGTATTTCATCCCCGGCGGGCGCTATCTTTATTACGCTGGACGACCAGTCAAGTACTGGAACAATTGTTACCTTCTCAGGGCCGAGGAAGATACTAGAGAAGATTGGGCTAATCTTTCATGGAAGTCCGAAAGCTGCCTCATCACAGGTGGAGGCATCGGAATTGATTACTCTGTCTACCGTCCTAAAGGAGCCACAATTAGTCGGACAGGTGGAACAGCTTCTGGACCGATCCCTAAAATGCAAATGGTTAATGAAATCGGGCGAAGAGTTATGCAAGGTGGAGCTCGCCGAAGCGCACTTTATGCCTCCCTCAACTGGCGACATCAGGACGTTAATGAGTTTCTGACAGTCAAGGATTGGGAACAGTATAAGGTAGCCGGCACAGATAGCACCTTTGCTGATGTTAAGAAACTCGACTTCGACTTCCCTTGCCCACTAGATGGAACTAACATCTCTGTTAACTATGACACCAAGTGGCTAATGGATATGTACAAGACTGGTGACCCCGGTGATACATTCAAGAAGAATATCTTGATGGCCATGAAGAATGGTGAGCCCGGTTTCTCCTTCAACTTCTTTGATAAAGAAACGGAAACCCTTCGCAATGCTTGCACTGAGGTATCTTCAAGTGACGACAGTGATGTTTGTAATCTTGGCTCCCTTAACTTTAGCCGTATTCCCGACATCGACACTCTTGCGACAACTGTTGAGCTTGCCACTATTTTTCTTCTCTGTGGGACTATGGGTGCTGACGTACCGTATTCCAAAATAGGAGAAGTAAGAGCTAAGAACCGTCGTCTTGGTCTTGGCATCATGGGCCTACACGAATGGCTCTTGCAGCGTGGCTATCGTTACGAAGTGACACCAGAGTTGCATAAGTGGATGAACGTCTATAAGGGTGTATCCCGTGACACAGCAGACTATTACTCTGATAAACTTTCTATATCTCGGCCTGTTGCTTGTCGGGCTATCGCACCTAATGGAACGATCGGAGGCGTGGCCGGTACGACTACTGGGATTGAGCCTGTTTTTGGTGTGGCTTATAAGCGGCGTTATATATCTGGCGGCAATAAGCGCAAATATCAGTATGTGATTGAACATGCAGCACAGGACTTAATTGATGAATATGGACTGGACCCTGATACTATTGACAGTGCTTCTGGGCTTGCTAACAATATCGAGCAACGCCTTAAGTTCCAAGCGGACATTCAAGATTATGTGGATATGTCTATTAGCAGCACAGTTAATCTACCTGCTTGGGGTTCTGCTGACAACAATGTGGATAAGCTAGATGAAACTATTAAATTGGTTGCAAAGTACGCCCCTCGTCTCAGAGGTCTTACTTTTTACCCTGATGGGAGTCGCGGTGGTCAGCCTCTTACTGTAGTTCCTTACGCAGAAGCTAAGGCAAACAAAGGTAAAGAGTTTGATGAAAGTGATTACATCATGAACGATGTCTGTGATATTACAGGATCAGGCTACTGTGGGAGTTAACATGCAACTTGAAATGAAACTACATACTGACGTAGAAGACGTTACAGTAGACGAAGAGTTTGATGAATTCGAAGATGCTCTTGTATTTCTACAGGGGTATCTACGGGACGCTAAGAAGATTCGCTACGCCTCAATCTCTGGTGACCAAGATCGTCTAATCTGGAAACACGAAGTGACTTGGCGAGTAAACTTCTCTGGGATTGTTAAAAATGGTTAGTATGTACCCAAAGCTTCAAGAGTCCCGTAAGTTCAGGCTTCGACAAGAAGCAGAGGAATGGGCCAAGAAGAAGAAAGAAGAATACAAGATTGCAGAGATGTCAGTTAAGATTGATATCAAGTTTATGAACGACACAAAAGAATGGAAGGCAGAACTCTATGTCCGTACCGAATATTAATGGTGTAGTAATTGAAGGCCAGTACACCGACTATGCACCAAGTCGTTACTTTGATGGGCGTTATCCACCTAACTCAATCACCTCTATTAACTGGGAGTATGAACCTACTTCACTACCTCCTTATATAGACAAGACAGTAGGCCGTAAAGACGATACAGGTAAACTACGCTACGACCTAATCCCACCGGAAGCATTAGAAGAGCTTGCTAAGGTTCTTACATTTGGTGCTACTAAGTATGACGACCGTAACTGGGAGAAGGGTATGAACTGGGGCCGTGTCTTTGGTGCTGCCATGCGTCATATGTGGTCGTGGTGGAATGGTAAGAATGTAGATGTTGAAACAGGGTATAGCCATCTTAGCCATGCTCTGACTTGCATTGCATTCCTGATTACTTATGAGAAACGAAAGGCAGGTGTTGATGACCGTTTTGCAGCTTAAGTTTGCACTCGACTACGACGGTACGTTTACTGAGGACCCGGACTTTTGGTTGGACTTTATCGACAATGCCCGAAAGCGTGGTCACGCAGTACACATGGTGACCCTCCGAAGTAAAGAACACGACTTCGATATGATCCATAAGTATCTGGAAGAAGACTACCAAGTACCGATTGTCTGGTGTGATGGACGTTCTAAACGAGAAGTCACAGAAGAACTGGGTGTCAAGATTGATATCTGGATTGATGATATGCCAGAGACAATTAGTAAGGGTAGCCCCTTTACTCCTGAGCAGTTAACTCACTGGCGAGAGACACGCCCAC